TCAACAAAGCACGACAATATCGCCAGCCGCCACACGCTCGGACAGAGATGTCAGCTTGCCGATCCCTTCCTGCAGAAATCGGCTGAGCTGCTCGATGCACTCGCGCTGGTCATCAGTGAGGCTGAACTCAGCCTCCATGCTTTCCATCAGGTCAAGGCAACACTGGTTGAGGAACCCCACCTCCAGTAACTCCGCCCGGAGCCTACGCCGCAACATCTCGTCCATACCAACATCCCTATCTACTCGACACATCAGCGAGGGACGGTAGCAAAAACGAGATACCGGTCACAATTGTCAAAACGCTTAGGATCACGGGAGCGGATACCGCTCTTTGCTCGCCTGAACAGCCTTGACCCAGGTGGCCAGGTCCGGCTCGGAGCCGCCCTTGATCGCTTCGACCTCGACCTCGACTTGGTAGGGCACGCAAGGTAGCTCCTTTAGAGCAGGCCGTCATGATCCGGTAACACTCCTCTTGAACCCGCAGACCTGAGATCGAATCAGCCTTTTTACATCAGGACCTATCTGTGCCTTAATGAGCACTCTTCTTTCACAGGTAGGTGATTTATGAAATCTAGATTAAATGTACTAGCTCTAGGTTTGATCTTCGCGGCAAGCTCAGCACTTGCCGGCAATATTGTCCCTCGCGGCCTTAACAGCGTTGGTAAACTTGCCGAGTCCCCTAATGGAGTCTACCGCCTAGAGCTTACCAATACAGGCGACCTTGCCATCTTTGATAAAAACAACAAGTTCATCTGGCGAGCTGACGAGTCCACAGGGATTGTTGGGAAGATGACAGGTGATGGCTGCCGACATGACGGATGGAGAATGCAGGTCCATGAGGGCATCAGCATCGAAGATCGCAAAGGGTGTTTTAAATACCTAAACAAGATAGATAGCAACCTGCCTGCGAATGCTGGTGATTACACCAACTATGTTTTGCAGGATGACGGCAACTTCGTCGCGTATCTTACAAACATCCGATGGAAAACAGGTGCGTATCGCGCAGCTGCCGCCGGTGCCACTCAGTCAGTTATTATTCCTCCCGGCACGGTCATGCCGCGAGGCACCGTATACGTGAATGGCAATTACAGCTTCCGCTTTCAGACAGATGGTAACTTAGTAGTTTATGATGGCTCTACTCCGATCTATAATGCGGAACTTGACGGCAAGGGCGGGGTCAAAGCGCAAATGCAGTACGACGGTAACTTCGTCGTCTACGACGTTAACGACAATGCGATTTGGCATACACACACAGATGGGAACCAAAATGCCTACATGGCCTTCCAGCCAGATGGCCATTTGCTTATTGTGAAACAGGATGTAATCTGGGCCCGTTTTGGGCACCAGTCAACATACTGGGCACCGGCCAAGCCAGGCTCTCCGTTTTTCATCCCTCTCGGCTGGTTGATCCCAGACTCCGTCAGCAACTGGCTTTAAGCCAGGCGTATGTATAAAAGAGGCTCCAGCTCGAAGCTGGAGCCTTTACATTTCAAGGAGGCGGAGACAGCCCCGCGTGGCCCCTGCCGCCCATGCGCCCTTCTTGACGGCAGCTACAAGGACAGGCTCGATTTCCCTTCACCAATCCGGAGCGCTAGCCTGACCGCAACGCTGCTGCGTGCAATGCATTGCAGCTAGGTCTGGATGCAGTCGAGCAGAGGTAGAAACAAAAATGTAGACCGATAGGCTCCGACACGTTTAAGCTACAAAAATTTACCAGAATCCTCTTGCATTTCAAATTTCAGCGCAGATCATCACAGTACAACCACTCATGTGAGACCCTCAAAAATCCAAAACCAGCCCCAGAAGCAAGCAAAACATAAAAATAACTTTTTGGAGAATCAAAAATGAAAACCAAAATTGAATTTTATATAATAGATTTCAAATACAAAATCTCTACCAATGAAGCTACTTTCCATGGAGAGAATCGAATCGCCTTCCCCTCAGCCGTAATACCAGAAAATTTTTCTGAAGACGGATTCCAGAAAAGAGTCTCAGAAATCCTGAACAGCAAAGCACTCGAACTGCTGCCTCAAATTTTTATTGAGCATAACATCAAGACCAACGACAGTAGTGCAATCTCCTTTGACCTTGAAGTAGTTAAATCAACAAAAATCAGCACATCTGTTTCAACCGCCATCTCACAACAACTATCCGAAACCCCTAAAGAATAAGGCCAAGCGCCCCAACGACTTACTCATCGACATAGTTCAGCTGGCAAACTCATGATCGTAACTATCAGTTAAGATGATAGTTACGATCATCGAAAACATTCGATAACAACATGATCTCGCGCACACTGAAGATCATGCCTCGGTCACCGCTTTCCGTTGTGCGCCGATGTTGCTCAACTCTTGCGTGATGGCTGGTGGATCTCCGCACGCGATCCGCTCACCCTCAAGCGCGGGACCAACCGCCTGCTGTGCCTGGACGGCATGCTGGTCGGCTCGGCTCAGTCAAACCTCGATATCGAACTGGGGGAGCTGCGGCGCCGGCCCGGTCACCAAGCCATCGCTGATGAACGCCATCTGCCCAGCCGGCACCGCCGTGCCCCGAGCCGCGATCACGACGTTGTTTCGCAGACGGACGCGGCAGGTGCCGGCGCCCTCGTCGACGTCGATCACCTCCCCCACCGTGCGCGCGCCGCCCGGTAAGAGCCCGATGAACCGACGCCAGGGGTTGACCGTCGCCATCAGGAACCTCCCGGATAGTGGCGCTCGATGCGCAGGGTCTGCCACACGCGGCTAGCCCCTACCCCCTCGGCCGAGATATCGGTGGCCAGGCAGAGACCGCGCCACGTCGCCTGTTCGTCCCTCACCTCGACCAGCATTCCCGGCTGCACCAGGCCCGGTTCCCCGTCTTCCTTCTGGAAAAGCGGGATGCGCCGCGTCTCGATCGCCTGGTTACCGCCCTTCGACAACTCGCAGATCCCGCGCGAGCGTGCCACCTCGGTGCCGGTCATCCAGTCCTCCATAACATCAGGCGCCGACTCCTCGCCGGCGGTACCGGCGCGCCGCACCTGCACGCTGACGCCGTAGCTGGTACCGCTGACGTAGACGAAATTCCATGCCGGCTGGGGACTCCACTCGCTGCCCCACTCGGCGACGATGGCGGCCGGGATGATCCGGTCGGGAATCGCGGTGTCCCAGTACCAGGTCGCCTCACGATACCGCGGCAGGATCGTCACCGAGTCGTCCATCAGGCCCGGCCGCACGATGCCGCCGGCGACCTCGGCCAGCTTGACGATGACCTGCATCGGCGTCTGGTCCTGGTAGCTGAAGGCGCCGGCCGGCAGCGTCCAGTCCGGCGGCCCCATGTTCTCGACGTCCCAGGACACTGAAAAGCCGGTGTACTGCAACTGGTCGTCGACAACCTGACGTGCGTTCAACGGCGCCGTGTTCACCGCGCTGCGCTTCGGCGCATAGGGCGCGTCCAGCAGTTGGGTGCGGCTCGCGCCGCTGATGGTGTAGCGCTCGCTCGGATGCTTGCCGCTGCCGCTGTAACGCTCGACCAGAAACCGCCAGGTCCAGCCGTTGATCTCCAGTTCTAACGTCTTCGGCCCGTTGGCATCGGGCGCCGCCAGGTCCAGCGAGGTGCGTCCGAACAGGTCAGCCGAGAACGACCAGGCGAACGAGTCGATATCCAGGCCGATGCGAATGCTGGTCGCATCCAGCGGCGTGCGACTCGGCAGCACCACCAGGGTGACCGTGTTTCCTATCATGTAGGTCTCCAGTATCTCGGGCTCGGTGGGTGGATCTATCGGCACCACCGGCCCCGGATAGTCAGGGTAGATAATGCCCGTCGGCACCGGATCGGTCGGCCGCCCCCATGCCCAGGGAATCCGCCGCAACGCATCGAAGCGGGTCGGACTGCCGTAGCTGCTGCGCGCCCCGGCGTCCACCGGCCGGATACCACGGACCGGCGCCACGTAGCGGAAATCGAAGAACACGTCGGGCGTGTTCGCTGGGGTGTAGCGGATCGGGCCGAAATTGAAGTCGAGCAGGCCGGTCGGGATGTAGAGACTGGCACGCCTCTCCGAGAGCGCATCGCGGAAGCGGTCGAACTCGGCCGAGCGCCGCCAGCCGGGCGGACGGCCGGCGTCCTTGGGCGACGGGCGCGGGTTGTAGATCAGCGACAGGCGCCGATCACGCGGGCGCAGCGTCCGATCCCAGCCTAGCTCTCTCTCCACGTCCAGCACCCGGGTACTGTCCCAAGCGCTGCGGGCTGCCGCGTTGCGCTGCTCGGCGTGCTCCCAGCCACTCCCCCAGCCCGCATCACGCACCGGTACACCGGACCAGCCACTGGCGCAACGCCGTGCCAGGGGCCGGCCGGAGCCCCACAGCCCGGCGCTACGCGCATCGGCAAGCACCAGGCGCTGCCAGCGCAGCGGGACGGCGCGCACGGAAAGCGGCGCCGCCCTCTGCCAGGGGGCGCCGAAACTCGCATTGATCATAGAGCCTCGACAGGAAAGGGCCCGTGGCTGAGCGGGCGGTAGTAACGCGTCGCCTGCAGACGGGCCGTGCCGACCTGGCGGCTGGGGTTGTCGCCCTCGATCGGCCACCACTCCGGCTCAGCCACCGGCAGCACCCCGGCCTCGGTCACCTCGTAGAGCCAGCCAGAGAAGATCGTCGGACGCACGCGCTGGCCCAGGCTGACGGCGAGACGCGGCTCGAACACCGCGCCCCAGTCATCCAGCCCCATCGCGTAAGTGGTCCCGCCGGCCGTCACCTCCAGAGCGATCTCGGCGCGCCCGGACTCGGCCGTCTGCCCCACGCCGGCCACCCGCCATTCGCCATCGAGCTTGCGCTCGATGACCACAACCTGGCGCGAGGCCGCACCGCCGTCGACCGTGACGACCGCTCGCACCTTCGCCGGGTCGGTCGGATCTCGACCGCCCGAGCCTTCGGTCAGGTCATAGGACAGCAGGCGCGTATCGGCATCGAGGACCGGCCAGCGAATGATCCCCAGGCGCGGGTCACCTTCGTCGGTGACCTGGATCACGAACTGTCCGCGCAGGCCCGATGCCTCGAAGCGCTGCACCGTCTCGCCCTCGTAGACCTGAAAGGTCGCCGTCATCGCGGTCGCGGTGACCACCGCCCCGCGATACAGCGTGGCGATCTTGCGCGCCGGAGTCTCCTCCCCTTCGCGGGTGACCTTCACGGCGAGGGTCTGGTAGATCGCCTGCCCGGCCCCCGACCAGGCGACTGCCACCGGCGGGCGAAGGGTCTTCGGCCCAATGCCGAACCGCTGCAGCCAGGTATCGGGCCGGATCTGGACCGGCGGCACCACCTGCAGCATCAGCGCGCTCATGCTGGCCACCACGCCGGATCCACAGACAGGAACCAGAGCCCCCAGCGGTCCATATGCACATGGTAGGTCTTGCCATCCATCTGGACTGCCTCCGCCACCGCCGTTGCGCCCAGGGACAACCCCAGCCGCTCCAGCAGATGTCCGTGGCGGTAATGGCCCAGGATCGGGTCGAAACACACACCCTTCAGGCGGCCGACGTAGTTCGCGCCATTCGTCACATAGGGCTGCTGCATCCGCCAATAGGGTGGGTTCTCTCCCTCCGTCCGGTCGTAGTAGGTGCTCTGATACTGCATCTGGTCCATCAGCGCTCCCACGCTGGGACCGCCACCCTGGATAATCTCTCCCGAGCGCTGGTCACGCAGCGAACTGAAGCCACTCCCGAAGGACCAGTTTCGGCTGTACCCCGTTGTGTTCTGGTAACCCTGGGCACCGCCGACGGCAATAAACCCCTGAACGCCGGAGGCGCCGCTGAAGCTCTCGTACTGCCCGACGTAGAGGCCGAGCTGGTACGCCTCGCTCGTGTTTTCGTAACCGGTGGATTGGAGGACGCAGAAGATGAACGTCTCGGCGTCCGCACAGATCTGCCAGTACGTCGCATGGTTCCAGTACATGTACCCCAGGTAGATGACATGAGCGTCATTGCTGGTGGGATTGGTGTCCGCCGACCAGGTACGTGACCGCGTATTGACGCCCTTTGGGAGCGGAGTGCTGATATCCAGCATGCCCTCATGCACATAGACTGCGATGTAGTCGTTGACGCTGCCGCTACCGGTTAAGTGCCTGTAGAACGTCACCTGCGCGCAGTTGGACGCCGGGGCCAGGGTGATGGCGGTGTCGAACTCGCTTACCACGGTCCACCCTGCCGGTGGCTTGTTGCCGTAGCCATCGACCAGCGCCGCGCGCAAGTAGCTCTTGAACTTCTGGAACGGCGTCACCGCCGACGGGAAGAGCGCCGGTGGTGCGCCGGCGTCCCGATAGCTGTACTGTCGAGCGGTCATCAGTCCGCGTCTCCTCTGATCTGCAGGTGGAATTCATCGTCCTCGGCGGTGCCCTTGCCGCTGAGTACCGTCCGCACGATCCACATCGGCCCCAGGCACGAGTCGGTGTTGAAGCGCACCGCGTTGCCGGCCGCCCAGCCACTGCCCCAGCCTTCCTTGCGGATGGTGAAGTACGGCGTGTTCGTCTCCGGGTTAATCGGCGCCGTGTCGGTGGTGGTAGTGCCGTTGGCGATGACCCCCAGCTTCTCCTCCACCACGCTGAAACTGGTCGAGGAGTTGAACACCAGCGCCCACTTCGCATCGATCGCACCGCGGTTGGCGATCAGCGGCGGATAGGCGAGGCTGTTGTAGTTGGCGGTGGTCCCGTCGCCCTTGGGCTCGTCGGTCCAGTTCGGCGAGCCGATATCCCAGGTCCGCTGGGTGAACCAGTGGTGCAGCCGCGCCTGCAGGTCGCCCCAGCTCAGCGCACTGGACGCCAGCGTTTCGCCCGCCGGCAGATCCCAGGGCAGCGGCGAGGAGATTCCCAACTCGCCGTTCACTTGGACCTCGGTGCAGAGGGTCATGTGCTCGACCCGGTCACGCACCACCAGCGGCAGGGTCAGCGGGTTGCCCTCGGCATCCTGCAGGACCAGCGGGTTGGCCCATGTCACCCGGCCGCGTTCCAGGTCGACGCTGTAGCCCGCCGAGGCCAGTTCCACCGCGTTGGCGTCCACCACCTTGATCTCGGCCTGCTGGTCGCGGCTGAGCTGCAGCACGCCCCCGGCTTGAGGACTCGGCACCGTGGTCTCGGCGGTATGAGCAACCACCATCACGTCGCCCTCGCGGAACACTGGCACCCGCCCGTCCGCCGGCAGTCGCACCGGGTCCAGGCCCAGCAGGGTGGCGTCCAGCGGCAGCGAGGTGAAGACGACCGCGTTGTAGCGCAGCAGCAGCGGAATCACCGGGATATCGCTGGCCCCAGTGGTGTCCTCCAGATTGCTGGTGAAGCGCAGCCGGACGATGCCGGTCACGATATCGACGCTACCCTTGATCACCGCGCCATTGAGCTTACCGTTCGCGTCCGCCGTGGTGGTCACGATCTGCGCGGTATCCAGGCGAACCGCCGTCACCTGCAGGCTCGCAGAACGCAGCGGCGCCCCCGGCGTGCGGAAGGTCATGCTGGTGACGCTGAAGCCGGCGTTGGTAGTCAGACAGGCCAGCAGCGTGACCGTCGGCGCCGCCCCCGAGCCATAGGTGTTCAGCGTCGCGGTACGGCCGGCGTAGTCCACCGAGCCGACGGCGATGCCGGCGTTGGTGCTGCTGTTGATGTTCTTGTAGAGCACACCGGAGCGATCGACGTAGACCTCGCCGGCCCAGGTGAACACCAGCGAGCCCGGCAGGATCGGCTCGGCAACGCCGGGCAACAGGTCCAGGGTCACCGGCGCGACGGTCTGCGAATCGGTCTGCTCGCCGTACTCGACGCCGCGGCTCTGCGCACGCACGTTCAGCGTGCCGCCGAAACCCTCCAGCAAGGTGGTATCGGTGGCCACCAGGCGCAGCTTCTTCATGCCGAAGTTGTCGACCGTGTCGGTGTAGTAGGTGTACTCCTTGAACACGTAGTTGCCGGCCACCTTCAGGCTGAATTCGCCGGTCTCGTAGTTGATCGTCCCGGCGCGCCCGGCCCAGCCGCCGGCGGCGTCGTCGGTCACCGAGTTGTCCACGGTGATCTCCGATTCGAAGATCGGCAGCGCCCCGGTGCCCATGTCAGCACCGAGGGTCGGTGCCGCCTGGCGACGCTTGGTGATCCACGATAGGCGCACGCTGCCCGCCTTGAGCGGCGCCCCGGGGAGAGTGCCGATGCACATGCCGGTGCTGTCGGAGGTCACCGCCAGCGGGCTGTCGGTCACGCTGCCCTGCTGGTAGGTATGCACGATCCCACTCCCGGCATCCGGGGTGGCGCTCAATTCCATGCTGACCTTGCCGTCGGCATAGTTGATCTGGCCGCTGCCACCGGTACCGCTGAGCGAGCCGTTGCCGCTATCGAGCACGGTGCGCTCTACCCCGCCGACCTTGAACGTCGCCTTGTAGGAGCCGGGCAACAGCCCCTGGTGCGGCAACGTCCGGTTGATCCGCGCGCGCGCCTGCACGCTGGTGCCGGTGCGCTGGGTCAGCGCCGCATCGTTCTGCCCGACGTAGGCGTAGATCAGCGAACTCCCCACGTCCGGCAGCGCGCTCAGGGTGATGGATACCGAGCCGGTCGCGAAGTCCACCGTGCCGGTGCCTTCCCCGGCCAATTCGCCGTTGCCCTGGTCGCGGATCTCCTGCCATTTGCCCAGGGCGAGGAACGAGACCACCAGGGTGCCCGGCTGGGGCGGCGCTTCGGACAGCGACAGGGTGTAGACGAAGCCGCGGTTGCCCAGTTCGATAGGGATCTCCCCGGTCACCGCTTCGCCCGTCGCCGCGGCGGCAGGCTGGTAGGTGGCGCTCGCTGTCCCGCTCCAGCCGCTGCCGGAGGCCGCCATCTCGATTGCGCCGCTCTCGTAGTCGACGGTACCGCTGGCAATCCAGTTCGAACCGCTGATGTAGCGCAGGCCTCCCTTGCGGTCGTCGGCGAACACACCGCCGCCGGCGCTCAGCGACAGCGAACCCGGCGCGCAGCCGGTGCCGAGGAACGTCCGCGACCTGCCGCTGCCTATGTTCGCGACATTCAGGTTGACCGTCCGCGCCGGCCCGGCCGCAGCGAACAGGCGCCGCTGGTAGCCGGCCAGTTGGTCGACCAGCGCGTTTTCCCGGGTGGTACTGGGCACCAGTTGGGAATAGACCGACTTGACCCGCAGGCTCAGCGCGCCGCGGCTGACAGCCTCGGCCAGGGGGCTGATGCCGTAGTACCGCGCGGCATCGGCGACCTGGGTGCTGAGCACCTGGCTTTTCGGGCTGGTGGTGCCGCCTGGCGTCACCTGGCCGCCGGGGAAGGTCGCGCCCAGCGGCGCGCTGATCGACAGGTCCAGCCGGCGCCGGGTGAAGTTCACGAAGTTGCCGTTGCCGTAGTCGTGGGCGAACTGTTCCAGCCGCGCCTCGACGTCGGTGATGCGGACATACTGCGAGCGCGACTCGAACACCAGCTGATAGACCTCGCCGATCTCGGGCAGCCGCTGTTCTTCGCGCTGCACGCAAGCGATGGCGCGCTGGCCCTGCAACTGGTTGCCCAGCAGTTCGAACGAGGCAGACACGGCCGGCACCACGAAGGACTCGATGGCGTTGCGCGCGTCGCGGCGCTCATCGGTCTGGCTGCCGGTGTTGAACAGCAGCACCGAGACACGCGGATCGGCCGGCGCCCGCGTGACGATGGCATGAGCGCCCAGGTACGGCTCGGCGCTGTTCGAGCTGATGCCGGCGAAGGCCTTGCGCAGGTTGATCCGGCCGATGGTCCGGTCCAGGCGCGAGATATCGGGAAACAGGTTGTTGATCTCGCGATCCACCACGGCCTGCCCGGTGGCACGGCCGCCGCCGTCGTCCTCATCGGTGAGGCGCTGGGATTTCAGCAGCTTTACATCATCGACGGTGATCGTCATGGAACACTCCAGCCAGAAAAGAAAACCCCGCCGAGGCGGGGTGTGGGATCAAGGGTCGGGGGTGGGCGGTGCCGAGGGCGGCGCTACGGTGAGCAGTCGCAACGTCACCAGGTAGTCGGCGTCCGGACCGGGGTTGACCTCGCGGAACAGCGGTTCGGCTTCCAGCGGCGCCCCGTCGGCGCGGTTGAAGATCACCGAGAATTCGCGGCCGTCTGGCAGCACTAGCGGCATGACCCGCAGGCGCTGGTCGCGCAGCACCTCCAACTGCCGCACGACCCACAGCGGCGTCCATACCCCTCCCCCGGAACGCAGTGTGATCGGGCGTCCATGCAGCTTGGTGCCTTCCTGCACCAACAGCGCGCCGGTCAGGGAACGTTCCTGCTCTTGTGCCACCGCATCCCAGGTGAACTCGTCCACCCACTCGAACTGGTCGCCCAGTTCCACCGCATCGAGCCTCATCGGCCGGTCCTCATGCTGGCCTGCTCGAGCACGCCGAGCAGGTTGGTTTCGTCCTGTTCGCTGGCCACCGCCACGTCAACGGCTCCCCGCGGCGTCTCGAAACGAACGACCCGGGGCGGAGGACTCGACACCGGCGACGAGGCAGGCGGCGCCGCCGCGGCCTTGGCGGCGCTCTGCTCGTCCACCCGCTTCTGCTGCTCCTCTCGCTGCCGCTTGGCATCCGTCTCGGCCTGGATCTGCTGCAGGGTGGCCAGCGCCGTCATCAGGTTCTGCACCGCGTTCATGTCGCCGCTGCCCTGGGCATCGGCCAGTTGCTGCTGCAACTCGGCGCGGCGGCTGTTGAACCGGCTGCGATCCACGGCTTCCTGCTCGCCGCGCAGCCCCGCCAGTTCCTCGCGCAGGCTGACCAGCGTCGACTTCGAGCCTTCCTTGAGCTGCTGGATCTTCTGATTGGCCGCCTCGATTGCGCTCTCCAGTTGCCGCATGTCCGAATCGTTCAGCAGGCTGAGGCCATTTCGAGCGCCCTTGGCCGCCGACACGAAGTCGCCCAGCTTCATGGTCCCGCGCTCGTAGTCGTCCATCAGGCTCTGCAGGCTGCGCTTCTGCTCCAGGTACGCCGCCTGGATCTCCAGGCTGGCTCGCTGGGTATCCATCGCCCAGCGCCCGAAACCGCTCATGCCCACACCCGACTCGGCCTTGATCCGGGCCAGTTGCTCGCTGACCTTGGCCAGCGAGCGCGACGTGGCGTCCAGGCTGCTGGTGTCGATGCTGAGATCGACGGTGGAGATCCCACGCATCGCGTCGAAGGCGTTCAGCGCTTCCTGGCTCAACTGCGCAACGCCCTGCCGCGCGGTGCTCAACACCCCACCGAAGAACCCTTCGAAGGCGCCCATGTCGTCCTTCGTCGACGCTACTCCCTTGCGGGTCGCTTCCATCGATTCGCCAATGGCCTTGCGCTGGTCCGAGAGCGATTTGGCCGCCTTGTCCGAGGACTCCGCGACCGCCTGCATACCCTTGGCGCCCTCCTCGCCGGCCGCCTTCAGTTCCTTGATCTTGGCGGACAGCTTGGTCTGCTCCTGGTTGAACTCCCGCGCGCTGATCGTGCCGTCGTTGTACAGCCGGCCGAGCGCCGTCCGGATGTTCTGGATATCGACCGTGGTCTTCGCGCTGCTGATCGCGTCTTGGACCTGCTTCAGGTTCTCCAGGCCGGTGCTGAGGTCAGACACCCCCAGGGCGGCGCCGCTGGCGGTCGACTTCAGTTCGGTCAGCTTCGCGTTGAGGACACCGGCGCCGTTCGCATACTCCTGCTGGCTCAGCGTGCCGGCCTGGTAGGCCTTGAGCATTTCCCCCTGCAGGGCGGTCAGTTGCTCGGTGGTCTTGGCCGCGCTGATCTGGTCCAGGGCATTCTGCAGGCTGGTCACCGCCTGCACCGACTCGGCGGCCGCGTTCTTCGCACCCGCCTTCAGGTCGGTGAAGGTGTCGGTGATCGCCTGGCTCTGCTGCTGTGCGGCGGAGGCGATGGCCGTGGTGCTGGTGTCCCAGGCATCCGCGATATCCTGCGCGTCCTGCTGGATCTGCTGGCGAAAACCCTCGCTCATGCTGCTGAGCAGGTCGTGGACGCCGGCGACGGAACTGCGGATGCGCTCCCCACCCAGCGCCGCCGGTATCTTCTCCGCCACCTTCTCGATGCCGGCGACCATCAGCGACAGGGTGCCGGTCCAGGCCAGAGCGATAGCGCTGATGCCCGAGGTGACACCGTTGAACAACGTCCGGAACGGCGCGATGAACAGTTGCACCCGCGAGGCCATGTCGTCCAGCTGGGTGCTGAAGCTGCTAAGCCAGGCCGAGGTCTTGTCGATCAGGGTGCCGAAATCGACGTCGGCCAGGCGCTTGATGAAACGCTCGACCCATTCCGAGCCCTGGACGAAGGCATCCGACAGCCCCTTGGCCAGCGTGTCGAGGCGCCCGTCCTGGTCCATCTGCGCGATGGTATCGCCCAGTTCCTTCAGCTTGTTCTTGACGTGGTCCAGCGCGCCGGCGTTGGCAATGCGGTTGAGAAAGTCGGCCGCAGTGTCGCCGAGGTTGCTGACCAGACCGGTCAGGGTGCTCATGGCCTTCGCAGCGGCCCCTTCGGAGCTGCGCCCCATTTCGTCGACCAGCGCCTTGATGACGTCCCGGCCAAGCTTGCCCTTGCTCGCCAGATCCTGCAGCTGCGCGGCATTCTTGCCGGTGACCTTGGCCAGCATGTCCCACACCGGCACGCCACGCTCGACCAGTTGCAGGATCTCCTCGGTCTGCAGCTTCTGCTTCGCCCAGGCCTGGCCGACTGCCGTCGTGATGCCCTCCAGGCGCTCCATGCCGCCTCCCAGCTTCTCCGACTGGTCCTCGATCGCTTTCAGCGACCCATCCATCGGGTCCAGGCCGTAGGCCTTCAGCAGCGCGAAGGCGTCGGTGACGTCGCCCAACTGAAGCGGCGTGTCCTTGGCAAAGGTCTTGATCCAGGCGGTTGCCCGCTCCCCCTCGGCAACCGAGCCCATCAGCGACGTAAGCCGGTTCTGCAGGTTCTCGAACTGGTCGCCGGTGGTCAGCATCGAGACGATGCCATCACGCACCAGGCCGATTCCTCTGCGCACCAGGTTCAGCGCCGCCTGGATGCCGACGAAGGCTGCGGCGTAAGCGGCTGCCTGGCGAACGCCGGACGACATGGCCTCGCGCAGCGCCGTCACGCGCGAGGTGTGGCCAGCCGCCTCCCGCGCCGCTCGCATCTGCGCACGTTCCAGCTCGCGGATCTCGCGGCTGTTCTGCGCGATGCTCTCGCGGGTGTTGTCGACCACCGACGCCAGCCGCCGCTCCTCGTTGGCAAGCTGCCCGGTATCCACGCCCGCCGCCCGCGCCGCACGTTGCTGCTCAGCGTGCCGAGCGGTCAGTTGGTCAAGGGTCCGACGCAGACCCGCTGCGTCCCGCTCCGCGATCTGCAGGGACACGGCCAGGCCCCGGCTCCCAGGGTTGCGGTCCAACGCCTCGCGCAGGTCCGCAATGGTACGGTCCACCCGCTGCACCGACGTCTGCGTCTGCGCAATGGCGCGCTCGGTAGTTCCGAGCGTGGTCACCAGACCGCGGGCACCCTTCGCATCGTCCAACTGCCGGTTCAGGTTCGCCGCCGTGGTGCGCAGCCCTTCCAGCGCCTCGGTCGACTGCTGGGCGGCGGGCGACAGTTCGTCCCGGCCGCGAAGAACGAACTGGATCAGGCGCTGCATTGGGCTCGCCATAAGAATCTCCGGACAATAAAAAACCCGCCATATGGCGGGTTAAGATCAGAACTGGCTATTACTAGCTAACTCTCTTGAGCCACAAAAAATTACGCCCCACTAAAAGTCTCTGAATGATACAACCTCGTCCCAACAGAGAAACCAAGAACTTACTTACAAACCATTTAAAAGAGCCTCCAGCATGGAAATACTGGAGGCTCTATAAAGGCTAATTTTTTAGAAGTCAGCCTTCGCGAACGAGAGTCGCTGCGGGATCCATTGCTGAGCCTGCGAACCGTTGAACTCGTAGAGCCAGATCGGGTTGCCGTCTTTAGTTACACGATTCTGGTTGTCGATACAGAGCCCCGGTTCGGGGACGCTCAAGATGTAGAGCGGTTTCGTCACCATATCGAAGCGTTGGCTCTTCGAACTCGAATTCACGACAGCCAGCGTCAGGATATTCTGTGGCGAAACCTTCCCACCCTGCGGGTCAATCGCCAACTGGCCGCCGCTTGAGTTCAGGGTGATCACCCCTGTGTCCTGATCGACATCCCAAAGGATGAAGCGATATGGCGTGCCTTGCGCTTTCCGCAGTACGACTTTGGCGCCGGACTGCTCATCGGAAACACCCAGCACATAATCCTTATCTTGTGCATATTGGAACAGATAAGTACCCATTTGCGATGCTCCTTGCATAGCGAATAGTTATTAGCCCTACACTCGACAGGCAGGACCACCGAGCCGTTTCCAGGCTCGCAGAACTAAACCTAGCCAAATATAAATAAGACACCCCTACCAGAAATATGGGGGTTAACACCAAATAACAGCAATACCTGGGCACCCTATTTATATTCGCAATATTGGAGAGACTTTATATTACCTCTCTAAAAGTAACTTTTTATTTCCATTCTTATCCTGCTAGATCCATCTGGCAGAACTTGGAAATGTCGGTCGCGGTCACCCGCGAATCTGCGAGCAGTTCCGCCGGGCCGGTGAGCTTGGCGTATTCCTGGCCCAGCACCGCCAGTTCCTGCAGGAGGCCGAACTTGACGCGGCGAGGACGCAGCGCGAACGGCTCGCCCGACTGCGCGTCGTTCAGGCCAGCGATGAACAGCTCCAGCTCCTTCTGCGAGCCGTTGAGCATATGCACCGCCCGGCTCGGGCGCGGCGTGTAGCTGACCTTGATGCCGGTTGCATCGATCTTGCCGCCGCTCAGCACCTGGATGCCGTGAGGTACCAGCAGGTAGTCCGTGCCCGGGGCCACCTCGACGTCCCCCGCGGTCTTCACCATCACGGGCTTGGTCAGGTCCGGCAGGTACTTGAACGGGATCAACTCCAGCGCAACCCCCTGAGAGGTATGCGCCTCGTCGGTGATCGCGGCGGTGGGCGCCACCTGGATGGTGGAGCGCGTCACCAGGGCGACATTCTCGGCGGTCAGGTCGAACATTCCGATGGAGGACGTCACGTCGGTGACGCGCTCGCGGACGTTGCTGTTGCCGCCGCCTCCCATGTAGTTGGGCAGCGTCTTGCGGTCGGTGGCGAAGCTGATGTTGAAGGTGTCGCAGTTGCCGAGCGGCAGGAACGGTTCCTGCGATCCGTACAGGCGGGCATGGATGATGCCCTCGCCGATGAACGAGCGGTCGATGGTCTGGAGCATGGGGCTCTCCTGATGGGTTCGGGTGGGTTACTTCTGGTCGCCGCCGGTCGGCTCGGCGGTGGCTGCCGGAATCGGCGCCTTGGCCTTGGCCTCGGTGGCGTAGCCCTTGCCCAGGGCATGGGCAGCTACGGCGGCGGTAACGCTGATGGCGCCCTTCGACGCCGGGTAGTGGGTCGCGTCGAGCCCCTCGCGGTAGTTGAACGGCCTGGTAACGATGATCTCGGGCATGGAGCCCTCCGGAAATGTAGAGGCCGCCCGGAGGCGGCCTGGTGGATGGGTTACAACTGCTGCGAGTAGCTGACCTGCAGAGGGATGGCTCGATAGGCCCAGCGCCGGCCGGGCTCGGGCAGGCGCACAGCGGATGCCGGAAAATCGACACGGACCAGGCCGGGCACCGTCAGCCCGGCCTTGTGGCCCTTGAGCACCCGCTTGATCGCCAGGCGCGCCTCGCGCAACGCCTGGGCGGCGTCCCTGCCGCGCGCCATCGGGACGATGTTCACGGTCCACTCCTCCACGACACTGCCCGGCGACCGGTCTCGTTCCACGGTGTCCCCTTCCTGCAGGATGATCAGCCGTTCGGGCTCGTCGCTGTCCTCGGCGTCGAGCACCCCGGCCACCCAGTCCTCACGGACGGTATCGCCGAACACCGGAACCGCGGCGAGCAGGTCCAGCAACTGGCCGATGACCGCGGTCTGTACATCGATCACATCGCTCATTCGGGCACCACGTAGAAAGTGATCCAGTCGCCGTCGTCGGCATGGATGCCGTCGATGCGCCAGACCTGGCCATCGGAATCGAGGAACGCCCCCTTGCGATCAAGGGGCTGCAACACGGCCTTGCGGCACGCAATGGTGCGGTACCGATCCAGGGCGCCGGCCTCCATGCGTTCCACACCTTCCTCAACGATCACCGCAGCATTGCCGACCTGCCGGCCAGAGCGGTCCAGGTAGCCAAACTCACCATCGCCGAGGACGTCGGCGATGATCTCGTCCATGTCGGCGACCAATTGGACAAAGCCAGCCACTACTTCACCAACTTGATGACTGCGCGAGGGCGGGTGCAAATATGCAGAGGGTTCGACTGCGCTTCGCCAGCCACGCCCTTGTTGAACGGCATGACCTCCTGCTTGGCGTAATACGGCAGGCCCAGGGTGTTGACGGTCTCCATGTAGTTGGCCGGCGCGAAGATGCTCAGGAACAGCTCCGGCACTCCGATAGGCACAAGCCGTGCCTCATCATCTGGGATGAAGGAGCGACCGCCCACCTTGCCGCGGTAGCGCTCCCAGATCACGCCGCCAAACTCAAACTCCTCGCGTGCATCACCGCGCAGTTGGGAGGCCTGCATGGTGTTGAGGTAGGTCTCCTCCACCGACTTGTGGGTGATCAGCGCATTCCAGAAGTTCTTCCCACAAAGCGCGCGCGAGCCGCTGCTGGGGATGTTGCCCAGGGCATCCTCCTGCGCGTCCAGTGCTTCGCCGGCCTTCAGGCGTACCTTGGTGGTCGCGCTACCTAGCTCCATCTGAACGACCTGAGCACTGATACCGAAGCGGTCGTAGAGGTCGAGCAATACAGTGCTGCCGTCGGCATCGAGGATGGTACCGAGCACCGCGCCCATCCGCTGGTGCTCGTGAGTGGCGTCGAGCTGGCGACGCATCTTGCCCAGGCGCTTGTTCACCACGTCCTGCACAGCCTGCAATTCGGTTTGCTCGCCAAAGGCGCGAATGCCTTGGATCTCGTCGGCCAGGATGGTGAAGGTCTGTGGCAAGTGCACATTGTTGAACGGAATCAGCACGCGCTTGCTGCCAGTTACCACCAGGCCCGGCGCGCCGCGATCGGCGGCCGGCACCAAGTGTAGGGTGTCTCCGTCCTTCTCGATCTGCTGGGTGATGGTGGTGCTGCCCTCTTCCTCGAAGAGTCCCAGAGCCGCCAGACGGCCAGGCACCTCGGGGGCTTCGTTGATCGCAGCGGTGAGGGACGAGACGCTGAACGCCTCGTCTTCGAAGACGTTGATGTCAGCCATTGTTTACTCCATAGAAAATGAAAAGCCCCGCGGGTGCGGGGCTTCGGGAGGACTCAAAGGGGCCGGTCAGTACGGCGTACCGGTGCGGACAATGAGGTTGCGGGCCTTGAGGTCGCCACGGGCAGCGTCGTTCAAACCCGTCAGCGCCACATCGATCACCTCGGCCAGACGAGCAATCACGGTCACCGCCTGGGGATCGGGCGAGGCCGGCTTGGACGCATACAGGATCGCCACCGCCACCTCGGTGCCATCTGTGGCCGCATCGTCGTAGGGCGCGTATTGGCCCGACGCCGTGACGATACCCAGCACCTGGCCGGCTGGCAGGGCCTTCGCGGTAGCGGCCAGGGTCACCTGTTCGCGGGAAATGGAACCGGCCCCCTCCGAGAGGAGGAACTCACCGGCGTGAAAGCCTTCGGTTTTGGTCATCATGCTTCTCCTTTCGAAGCCTTGGGTTTAGCGGTTTGGGCAGCCCGACGCGCGGCGTACACCTTCGACGGCGTCGCAGCCCTGGCCTTGCTGGGGGGCGTCGGATCATCCTCGAGCGGCGGGGTGTTGATGATTTCGCCGAAGCCGTTGCCAGCCAGCTTGTCGAACAGCCTGGCGCGTACGGCGTCTGGTTCGAGGCCAGCTTTCACATAGTCGGCGGCAAGTTCCGGCAGGCGCGCACTGACGCACAGATCGCGGACCGCCTTGGCCCGGGTGACCGCTGCATCAATGCTCGCCTCGTCTTTCAGGTTTCCTGCCAAGGTCAGAGCCTCCACGAGGTTACGGATACCGGCCTCCGAGCAGCTACGGATAATCCGTGCTGCCAGGGCGGCGGCAGTGGGCTGGGTTACAGGGGGTTCGGGATCAGGTTCAAGAACAGGGTCCTCTGTCGGTGCAGGTGTATCGCTCAGCGGCGGCTTATCGAGTTGAGCAAGCAGCGTCTGGGGAGTATTGCGGTATTTGCGCAACGCACCGCCATCGCCCACCACCGCCTTCACAGCCACCCCGTCCAGCACCTCGTCGCAGAAACCAAGCGTCGTGGCTTCACTCGCCGTCAGCCAAGTCTCGTCCTTGATCATCTGCCGGAGCTCACCATCGTCGATCTCGGGCGCCTTGCGCTTGTAGGAGGCGACGATGGCTTCCAGCGTCTGGTCCAGCACCTCGGCCACCTTGCGCAGATCGTCGGCATCGCCGCCGGCCCAGGTCCAGGGGTTGTGGATCATCAGCATGGAATTGGAAGCCATCTCCAACCGATGCGCGCCGCAGGCCGCCACGCTTGCCGCACTCGCCGCCAGTGCATCGATGCGGGCGGTACAGCGCTCGCCCAGGCGGTTGAGCACGTTGTGGATCGCCAGTCCGTCGAATAGGTCGCCACCAATGGAGTTGAAAGCCACCAGCACTGGCGAAGAACCATCGTCGACGGCCTTCAGGTCCTGGATAAACTGGTTGGCCGTGATCCCCCAAGTACCAATCTCACCGTAGATGTAGACCTCGATGGCCTGGTCCGGCTCACCCTGGGCTGCAGCCTTGATGCGGTACCAGGTCTCGTCCTGGGGCGCCGGTACATCCGGGACCTTGTTGAAAATGTGCAGGCCGAGTGCAAGCGCCTGCGCACGAAGCGCTGATTGTTTGGTCATGGTGTTTCCTCATCGGCGGGATCCGGCGACCCCGGAGCCGTTGTGTAGTTGAGACCAAGCTCGTGGGCACGTGTCTGGTCTGCAGCGTTTTCTTCGTCGATGGTTTCCGCGTCATAGCCCTTGCGCAGCACTACCTCGCTACGCGAGGCCAACCCCGCCTGGATCTCTAGAACCTTGCCCTGCACGTCCTGCACTGGGTGTATGTACTCCCACCCCTGGGGCACCCAGCGAGTGCGCAAATACTCGCGCCGTCGGCGTGCGTAGTCGGGTAGATCCAAGGCACCGGATAAGTACGCCATGTCCATCCACGCCGCCCTCACCGGTCGACAAAGCTGGTGGATGTAGACGCTGAACTGAAGCTGCTCCAGGCGCCGGCGAAACTCGTTGAGCACGACCCTGATCACCCGGTCATTTACGTTCCTCAGATCGCCGGTGAACAGCTCGTAGGGCACTCCAGTTCCCATCGCCGCAGCCTGGAGTTGCTGCCGCATGAAGTCCGGATAGTTGTTACCAGCCTCCGGCGGCTTGGAGAACTCCACTTGCTCGCCTGGCAGCAACTCCTGCATGGTGCCCGGCTCCAATCCCACCATCGGCGTGAAGCCGTCACCGTCCATACGCACCGGTCCACCGTTGATGGGATCGATGGGAGGCAAGTCGCCTGGGCTCGGCCGAGTAATGAATCCGGCGAACAGATTGGCTACCTCCTGGCGGAACAGCACCGCATCGTCGAAGTTGTCCAACGAGCGCAGCCGCAGTAGAACCCGAGACAGTCGGGGAACCCCCCGCAACTGTCCTGCCTCCAACGGCTCGAAGACGTGTAGTACCTCGCTGGCCGGCACCCGCACCAGTTGGTTGTAGCCCGCCGCCATCACTGCGATGTCGCCGGGGTGACGCCGATACATCCAGTACGCCACCCGCTTGCCCAGGGCGTTGAACTCAATGCCGGCCCGGATCAAATTACCATTGCGTGCCACCTCGTTCTTCTCGACCGGAACGAACTCGGCAGGCAGCAATTGCAACTGCAACGGCACGGCTAGGTCGTCCTCCGGCCGCCTCGGGCGCAGACGAATAAAGCACTCGCCGCTCTCCTCGACCATTCGCGCCGCCAGTGCCTGCTGTCCATAGAAGTCGGTCCGCTCGTCGGCATCCGACTCGTCGGTCCAGTCCAGCCAGAGCTCCAGCAACAACCGCCGCAGCGCCTTGTCCTGAATCGTCGGCATTGGCACGATGCCGGAACCAATGAGGTTGCTCACCCGTGTGTCGATCGCACCACCCGCGTAGGGGTCGTTGCGCGTCGCAGCTCGGGAGCGCTTGCGTAGCAGTGGCAGTGCAGGGAGCGACAAGGTATTGATCGAGCCCGGCGGCGCATCCCAGTTCTGCGCGCGGCGGCCTGTTCCGGCACCGTCATAGCTGTTCTTAATCCGGTCTGGAAGCATGAAGCCCGCCCGGGTCAGATGAGGATACCTGGCCATCACACCCCCTTCCCGGCAGGGTACAGCCGACACACCCGGGAGCGCCGACCACTGAGCGCCGACTCCTGTCCCGCATCTGCCACGTACTGGCTTTCCAGCATCCGCAGACTCGCCAACTGCGCGCGCTCAAGCTTGCGACCATCCTTGGTGATGGTCTGCCCCTTGGTGAGAATGTCATGGATGGCCGCGCGCACATCCGCCAACCGTTGCTGCGCTTCGGTCATATCCGCCTCGCGTGGTTATCGACGTTGTTTCAGATAGCCGCTGCCGGAGCTGCGGCGTTTGGTGGTCGGGACCGATGGTGCAGTGGAAGTGGTGGGCGGCGTATCGAGGACCAGGCCGAAGCGCTGCTGGGCGACTCGCAGCATTGCCAGAGCGCCGACGGCGCAGTCCAGTGCCTCGTTCCGGCGCCCCTTCGCGTCCCAGCGATACACGCGCTGGCCCTTCTCGATCTTCATCACCTTGGTTTCGGCAGTGAGCTGCTTCAGTTCGCTCTCGTCGCAGATCGCGTCGCTGGCTGGCAGATGCATCACGCCGGGGAGAACCTTGCCTGGCTCGGGCTGAAGCTTCAGACGGCTGTAGATCAGCTCCTTGGCGTTGTCCGTACCGATCATCGTCAGGTAGACGCCAGCCTTGTTCTTGTTGTTGGGGAACATTGCAATGGGCTTGCCGTAGACGTTGTGCCCCTTGGTCGGGATGACCCACAACAGGCCGTGCTTCTTGCTCTCCTCGTACACCTCGTCGGTGTAGTGACCGCCGGAGTCCCATCCCCAGAGCGCAACGCGCATGCTCACACCGTCTTCACGCTGGTACTGCTGGTGGAGCTTGAGCCCGACCTTCCGGCGCAACTCGGCGCTAGCCGGGTCGCCCTGCAGAATCCAGCGGTCGACCAACCAACCTTCCTCGCCCGCGGCCCAGGCCCAGATGCGCGCCTCGTAGCGATCGTCCTGGGTGTCGATGAAGCCGGTCAGAGCGGCTACGCGCGCGGGCAGGTGCTGCCAGATCTCGCGCCGACCATAGAGGTTCTCCCACTCTAGCTTTTCGCCCTGGTCACCCTCCCAGGTTTCGCCCAAGGTGGTGTTGACGAAGGTGATCAGCTTTTCGCGGTCGCCCTTCACGTTCAGCCAGTCGCCGACCATGTCGAGCCAGGTGGTGAAGACGCTGTACGCGGTCCAGATGTGGAAAGTGACAGAGCGAGGCGTACGGGCTGGCTCGCCGTCGGCCTTGAACCAGTCCATGGAATCGTGCGTCCAGAGGCCGGTCCGCTCACAAATCCAGCGGCCATCGTTCGCAGCCTCTACCGCCTCGTGATACTCGATCACGCAGCCGTTGTGCTCGCAGGTGTACCAGGCCTTCTCCGCCTCACCCAGCGCGTTGGTCTCGTATTTGATGCCAAACGAGCAGTCCTTGCCGCCCCACTTCAGGAACTGTTCTCCGTGGCAATGCGGGCAGCGGATGTGAAAGCGCATGAAATGCGGCGACTCTTCAGCAGCCTTTGTGATCTGGCACTCGCCCACCGTCCCCGGTGTGGAACCGCGGATCGACTTCTTGAAGGTGGCCCCCTCCAGGCGCTTGTCGCCGAGAAAGGTTGGCGAGCCCTCGCCCTCAATGTCGGCGTCGAATTTCGACAGCTCGTCGTAGATGACCTCGTCGGGTGACTTCTCGCGGTAGTTTCGCGCGGCCTTACCGCCCAGGCACCAGAGCATCTTCTGGTGGCTGAACTTCTTCGCGGCGAGGGTGTTGTCCCGGTGCTTCTTCCCATACCACGGCGCGAGGGCGAGTAAGACCGGAACATCGCGGATGAACGACTCAACGTGCCGCTTCATCAGCTCTTCGGCGTCAGGGTCCGTCGGGCAGTAGCTCAGCATGTTGCGCTTTTTGTGCTGGAGCTTGTAGCCGATGTTCGCCATCAGCATCTTGGTGTAGCCGACCCGTGCAGACTTGATCAGGTTCACCACGCGGATCAGGTCGTTGCCCATCGCGTTCAGGATTCCAACCTGGAACGCTGCGGTTTCCCACTTTCCTTCCTGGTAAGAGGACTCGGACGACAAATAGAAATGCTTGTCCGCCCACTCCACCGCAGTCAGCGGTGGTTCGCGGAATAGGGACTCAAGGCCGAGGCGAACGTGCTTCTGCAGGTCATTCAGCCAAGGACTCGACATATTCATCCAGCATACCCGGGAGTAGATCGCCCAACTCGGAAGCGCGGTTGCGCGCCAGAGCGATCTCTCGCTGCAGCGCCTCGACGTGTCGCACGTCGAGGTCCGGGTGCTTGCGGCGCAACTTCAAGGGCACCGTGTCGAGAATTGAACCAATCTGGGCAGCGATCTTGCCCAGGGCGAAGACCGCAAACTCGGTAGGCACCAGATGCTTGTCGGCGACCAGGTTCTTCTTCTCCTGGGCGTCGGCCTGGGCCGAAGTGAGGCGCAGACGCTCCTGCGTCAGCTTATGTTCTGCCAGCGGGTCGATGCCTTCCGGAACATCACCGTCTGGTTGGTGTTTCCGCTCCGCGAAGTCGAGGCGGTTTTCCAGTACCGAGCGGACGTCATAGAAGGCCTCTCGGCCAATCCTTGCAACCGGCTCGACGCCCCATTTATCAAAGGCTTGCGTGCTTATACCGAGGCTCGTCGCCATCCGGCTTTTGTTGAGCCAGTGAGGCTGCCGAGTGATATCTGGTTTGCTCATAACAACACAACAACCAACCTCAGAATTTGGGCCATACATAGTGGAAAAGCGGGGTTCGAATTACCCTCTCCAAGGGCCACGCTTCAGGGGCCCCCGGTGCTTTACGAGTAGCACGTCACTGCCCCGCTTTTCGCGACACCCCACCTGCAAGTGGCCACCGCCGGCCCGGGTTGAACTAACCCCGCTCCGCCCGGCCAAGCCACCCGCCAACGGTTCAGCGCAACGCTTTCGCCAGGGCCCGCTCGATGTTCGCCTCTAGGCGCGCGTCGTCCTCGGCAACACGCCGAACGACTTCGTGAAATTGGAAGCGCACGCGGTACTGAGGCTGGCGGACGAAGGCGAGGACCATGGTCAACGTCCGTCCACGGCGCTCGGCGATGCCAATCGGTCGGCGGCCACGGTGCATCACGAAGTACGCGAGTTGGTGTCCCCTCGCCAAGGAACGCGCCGACTGGGTCGCGTTTCCTTTGAACCCCGCTCGGTATTCCAGGGCGCCCAGGCCGGAAAGGATCTGGATCATCTGGCCGCGGCTCATGTTGCCGTACTGGTCCAGCCGGGCGCCCTCCGCTGGAACCACGAACATGCCCGCCGGCAGGATGCCCCGGGCCCGGAGGTTCCGCTCCGACGCCTTGTCCACCCTCGGCCCTCCGAAGACCTGGGGAGCTACCCAGTCCTCCGGCGACTGCCCCTTCGAGGCATGGTCCTTTTCGTCCTTCACCCACAAGGCCGCCTCAAGCCGGCGTGAGGTGGCATGCAGGATGCGGATGGCGTTACGGGTGAACGGTGTCGGCCGGTCGAAGACCTGGTCGATTTCCCCGACCAGCGCCTGATTCGCCTGGTTCGCGGTGTGGTTCAAGGCGTCGGCCAACACTTTGTTCGGCAGGTCGCCACCGAGGCCCCGTAGAGACGCCACCGCATCATCGAGATCTCGGGCGGAGATACTGCCTCTCATCGCTCATCCACTCGCTGACGCTCGATGCAGTCCAGGACTTGGACCGCGCACGCTGTCAACGCAGCCTCAACAGCATCGATCGCCGCGGTTGCATCTTCACCGTTCGCTAGCGGCGGACGGCCGGGGAGCCGACACGGCGTCAGCGGGCACTTGGCCTGCTGCGCGGTAGGCGCTGGGGTCAGTGGTTTCGGGGCGGGCGTACATCCGGCCAAGGCCAGCAGGGATGCCAGCACGCAGCCAGTCGCGAACAGCCTGGTCATTCTCTTTCAACTCCCGTAACGCCGCAGCATGGCGCGCGCCCTGGACCTCCAGGGCTTGGCCGAGCTGGCGGGTTTGCCGTTCGATCTCGGCGACGCGGCCGAGTTGGCGTTGCTGTTCAGCGAGGACGCCCGCCTGCAGGTCAATCAGTTGCTGGTTGCGGTCACGCTCCTGCGCCGCGACGTCAGCACGCTCCCGCTCTGCGGTCACTTGCAGGCTCAGGCGGTCCATCCGCCACATCATCCCCATCGCAACGAGCGCGACGATCAACCATGGAACCCACCTCATCACGCACCCGCCAGCGCTGCGCGCGCCCATTCGAGACGCGCCACTCGATCCTCAGCACCGTTGTAGCCGCCGTTGATCTTCAGAGTGATCCGCTCGAATCGGCCTTGGTCAGCCAGGTCGTTTAAACCCCGCGACTTCCACCACCACCCCGCGGCGATTGCTGCCCAGGTCCGTTGCTCCAGCAGTTCCGGTTGCGCCACAAGCGGCAGCGCCAGTGCGCGGGCAGCTTCGGCGTAGTTGTCGTGGCCGGTGATCATGATCAGGCCGCGACCACGGTATCGATACCCATCGCCCGTATCCGGCGACCCATTGCCCATCCTGTTGGCATAGACGCGGTTCGCGATGCGCTCTGGCTGGCGGGCGTACTGCTTCGCCTCGGCCGGCGTGAACCGCTTCGGCCAGGTCTTGAGCAGCCCCTCTGCGGAGTAGTTCAGGTTCTCGACCAATCGGCGCAGACTCTGGCTTTCGTGCCCGACCTGAGCCAGGAACATCGCCACGCGCTCGGGCGTGTTGATCTCGAACCGAGCCATGGCGCCGTTGATGTGTTCGACCCAGGTCGAGGCAGTAGCAGCACCACACCCGGTAGCGCGGTCGAGTTGGTCAGCGGTGATCTTCATTCGCCAGCCCCCCGGCGCGGAAACTTCCAGTCGGCGATCCGATCAGCGAACTCGGCGATCTTCTTCACCCCTAGGAAACCGGTGAACACCCCAGCAGCGGTAGCCATGTTCTGTGGCAGGCCGAACCACTCAAGGACCGGAATCAGGCCCAAGGTAATCAAGGTGCAGAGCGTTGCCTCGAGCAGCGCCTGGCGCCGCGTTCCACCGCCGTAGATCACCCGGGTCAGCGCGACCACAAAGGACAGGCCGGCGGCGTACAACTGCGGATAGTGCGCAGACAGCCACGCAAGCAGCGCAGCCCACGTGATGGGGTCTTTGTCGGGCATTTTCATGGTCTCGAATCCCCTCGGCGGGGCGGAAATGAAAAAGCCCAGCTCGAAGGCTGGGCTCTGAAATAGGTGCGGGTGGATAGGGGCCACTACCCCGTGCGCATCCTGCGCTCCACCTGCATTGATTGGTTATCGCAAAGGGTGAAGGCCTTGCGGGTCGGTAACCCGTCACTTTGCTTACAGCCCGATGTGGCAGGTGAGACTGCCGTCTACCGAGTTTCGACCTTCGAATGAAAAAACCCGGCGCGGAGGCCGGGTTTCGGTGTCGATCTGGCTTAGCGCGCACGGATCAACAGATGTGGTTACGTTACGCTCAGTCGATCACATTCGTCAAGCCGCATCGAGCAACTTCTCGCGGTCAAGGATCTCGGTTACATGCACCAACGCCTCTTCCTCGAAACGATCAAGCTGTTTCCGAATATCCCTGCGCCAGCGGTTTCGAGTTGAGTCCGGTCGCGCGTCCTCATCCCAGTTGTTCATGTCGTACCACTCCTTGGGGAGCATCAGGATAGCGGTTGATCGCTTTCCGTCCTTGCCCTTCATCATCGGGATAGCCCAGGTCGCTACAGCACGCTCCAGAAACCGAGAAGGCGCAGGCGAATGCACCCTGCTCGCCAGTCGCTCGATGGCCTGCCCACGCCGATCAAAGTGCGTCGAGTAGCGAGCGTGCAGCACGTCCCACTCGGCCGGCGAAAGCTCCCGGTGCAGCAGGGCGTGCAGGATGCAATCGAACTCGAACTGGTCCTGGGCAGAAAGCAGAGCCCGAAAGCCGCCGTCGACCTTTCGGTCGATAAGCCTCTGCCAACTCTGCTTCGCCGTGTTGTCGATGGCATCGGCCGCCAGGACGCGAACGATCGCCGGCATCACGTCGCGGTAGATCCCAGTCATGCAGCCCCCTTCGGCGTGCCGTTCAGGCCGAACAGATCACGCAGCAGCGTTTCCGCAGCGGCGCCCTTCGCATTGCCGTCCTGCAGCCAGAGCCGGCCATAGTCGTGAAACCCCAGCGCGCCGCGATCACCGTGCCAGTTGGCGATCATGACCACCAGGGCAGCCAGGGCGGAGGCGCCTCCGATCTTCGCTTGGGCCAGTTCTCGACCCGCCAGCTTGAGGAACTCGCGCTCCACCCGCGTCATCGCCTTGCGAGGCGCCATCGCTTGTACATTGCTCATTGGTTCCTCCATCTTTAGAGAACCTGAAAAGTGCTTTCAGCCGCCGTATCGCGGCTATTCCCGGTGTTTTGTTGCGCAGCGCATCCCGGCTCTGTCTCACCGTGAATCGCAGCGAAGCCGTGCCGATCAAGGTGCGCATGCCAGCGTTCCAGGGCCTCGCGCTTGCGCTCCCGCGCCTGGGTCTGGATGTACGCCGCTAGCACCCCGCGCAGGACGTGGTTCAGCAGCATTTCCCCGATCAGGTGGTCGATGCCGATCTCCGTCCAGCAGGTACGCGCCAGCTTGCGCAGGTCGTGGCTGGTCCAGTCGCCGGCACTCAGGTCACTGAAAATCAGCGTCGCCTGGTTCGAGGAGATCGACTGGCCGCGCGCGCCGGGGAACAGGAACACCGAGTCGACGCCGCGCGCCTGCTGATGCGCTCGATGGGCACGCAACAACGACAGCACCTGATCGGTGAGCGGCACCTGGTGCTCGGTCCGCGTCTTGGTCACGTCGGCGGGGATGGTCCAGACCGCATCCACCAGGGCGAAGTCACGCCAGCGGGCCGTCCGAGTCTCCCCAAGGCGGGTGCCGTGGCAGAGCATCAGCAACGCCAGCAGCGTGACTTCCGGCTGCTCCCGGTAGCTCGCCTGCAGGTTGGCCAGCAGCAGCGACAGCCCCTCCGGCCGCAGGCGCGCCGAGCGCGGCAGGATCTTGCTGCGCACAAAGTCGGTGAACCTCATCGAGCCCATCGGGTTGGCGGTGATCAGGTCCAGCCGGTGGGCCTGGCGCAGTGCAGCCATCAGCACGCCATAGGCCTGTCGCACGTAGCCAACGCTGAATTCCTCCTGCAGCGGCCAGAACAGCAACCGGTCGAGCGTCGCCTTATCGGCGTTCTCCACCCGCACCCCGCGCAGCCGCGGCACCAGGTGGCGGCGGATCATCGACTTGACCGACGCTTTGCGCTTGGCCGACAGTGCGCGATTGCGCAACTGTCGTTCCAACTGCCACTCCAGCACCTGGTCCAGGGTTTCCAAGCCGCCGGCCACGCTCGACGCTGTCGGATCGGCCGTCAGACGGGCGATCACCTCGGGTAGCACAGCGGTCAGGGCCGAGAACGTCAGCGCCGGGTAGCTACCGACCTTGCGCCAAGTGCCGCCGATCACCACGAACCACGATCCCATCGCACGATCACGGTGGAAGCGGAACCGCAGCGCAGGGTGCCGAGGATCGCGCAGCGTCACCACCTGCCCGGCAGCCTGGCGGCGGATCTCCGCGTCCGAGAGGCGGACCTGTAGAGTATGCTGGGTCATGCCGCGCTCTCCTTGCCGTAGCGGCGGCCCTTGAACGGGCGGCCCATCTCCACCTCTTCCTCGCTGACCTCGCGGTAGCCGGTCAGGCTGCCGAACCTGCCGAACTGCCCCTCCTGCTGCAGGTGGCACTTGCCTGGCGGCGCGTGCCGGCACTTGGTCATCAGAATCTCGGTGATGCCGTTCTGGCCGGCCTCGCTGTCCATGTCCCGGTGGACCATCAGGATGCAACTGGCGTCAGCCTCAATCTCCCCCGAATCGCGCAGGTCACTCGACTGCGGGCGCTTCCCGGGCCGCTTGGTCGAGTCGCGGTTGAGCTGCGCCAGTTCGATGACCGGCACGCCGAGCTCCTTGGCTAGCCGCAGCAGAGCCTTGTTGGTCCTGCCCACCTCCTCGCTGCGCGTGCGCCCCTTCACCTCCGGCGGAATCAGGCCCAAGTAGTCGACGACGATGCCGGCCAGACCATGCTCACGCTTGACACGCCGCGCGATGCTGCGGATCTGGCTGGCTGTCACGTTGGGATCGTCACAGATGAACAGGGGCGCCCCCTTGGCCTTGGCCACCGCCGACGTGATGCGCGGCCAGTCGTCGTCACCCAACTGCTGCGGGTCGTCCAGGCGCTTCAGGTCAACTCCGCCCAGCGAGGCGATGGCGCGCACACCCAACTCCTCCTCGGGCATTTCCAGGGAGAACACCAGCCAGGGCTCGCCTGCCTCGCAGGCGTTGTGCTGGGCAATCTGCAGGGCAAGTGTGGTCTTGCCGCTGCCGGGAAGGCCGGCGATCACGGTTATCTTCCGAGGGCGGATGCCGCGTACCAGCTTGTCGAGATCGGTCAGGCCAGTACCGGGCCACTGCGGCGCGCGGCCGTTGAACTTGTCGTCGATGACGTCGACAACCTTGAGCATCACCTCGTCGAGCCGCTTGTACTTCGGTGCCTCGTCCTCAAGGTCGCGCAGGTCCGCCATCGCCTGCTGCGCGCCGGCGATGATCTCTGGCAGCGGTCGGTCATCAGTGGCCGAGGCCTTCACCGACTCCGCAGCAGCGATCAAGCGGCGCAGGATGGCGCGCTCCCGGACGTGCCGGGCGTACTCCTTCCAGTTCGCGATCGAGGGAACGGTGCGGGCGATCTCGCCGGCGTAGGGAATGATCTTCGCGCCGCCGGGAAGCGTGTCGCGGATGATGCCGACGGTGAGCGGATCGACCGGCACCCCCTCCTCGTAACAAGCCTTGATCGCCTCGAACAGCGCAGCGTTGTCCTCGAAGTAGAAATCGCTGACGGTCACGCTACCGATGGCGTCCTCGAGCAGTGCCTGGTCATTCTGCAGGCCGGCTTGCAGGATGGCGCCAAGCACCCCATGTTCCGCCTCCAGGCTGTAGAGCTCCCGGCTCATGCGCTTACCCCGCGGCGAGCAGAGCCCCAGGTGAAGCGCACGGCGCGGCCACCCTGGCGCAGTCGATCCAGCGCGCGCTCGCCGATGAAGTCGCGCAGCGTCGGCGCACCAGGCATGGCCAGGCTATCGTCGGCCGGCAGGTTCGAGATCAGGATCGTCGGGACCACCTGCTGGTAGCGCTGATCGATCACCTCATGCAGCAGGCCTCGCTCGTACTCCGTACCACCCTGGGCGCCGACCTCATCGATGACCAGCAGGTCAAAGCCCACCAGTTCGGCGAGCACATCGCGCTCGGTGTACTGAGCATTCCTCGCCATCGCCCCCTTGGCGACCCGGATGACCTGCGCGGCGCTGACGATCACGGCCTGGGCGCCATGCGCGCGAATCACGTGCTGCACGATGGCACTGCCCAGGTGCGTTTTGCCGGTGCCGACGTTGCCCACCAGCAGCAGCGAACGGCCAGCCTCGTAGTGCCCCGGAAACTGCTCGGCGAAGTCGCGGCAGCGAGCCAAGACGCCGGCCATCTGCACGTCGTCCCCAGTCTCGTAGTTCTCCAGCGTGGCATTGCGAAAGCGCGGAGTGATGCCGGATCCGATCAGCAGAGCGTTCAGCCTGCGCTGCTGCTGGACCTGCAAGGCCCGCTGGTACTGTTCACTGTCGACGGGGGCAGTGCGCAGGGCGGCGAAGTGGCAGGCCGGACAGCCGCTGGCGAGAGTTCCGCCGCCGAACTGCTCCACACTGACCTCGGTGTAGCGGCCGTGCTGTGCGCACTCGGCGTCGTTGTCGGGGCCCTGGGTACGCTCCGGGGCGCGGACGAAGTTAGAAATTTGGGCCATGTTCAGGCTCCTCTGGGTACTGATCAGGGGCATGCGTGGGCAGATTGGTGAAGTTCGAGGGCTTGGCCACCGGCGGGCGCTCCACCTTGTCGGGGAACAGCCCCTGCCAACCGTTGGCAACGCTCTTGAGCACCACCGCATCCGGGTTGGGGTGACGGGCCAACTGTTCGGCCTGCTGCCGGCAGGCTGTCGGAGTCAGTGGCTTGCGGATCTCCTTGCGTAGCTGAACCCACTTCGCCCATACCTCAGCGCTGACGTTGTCCGGCTTGGCGGTCATGGGGTCAAAGGCAGGGTCACGCTTCTTGCGCACAGGCTTCGATGGCGACTGACCCTGTCCACCCGCCGCGCTAGCGGCAACCCCCTCAGGGGGTAAGGGGGGATCTTTTAAATATCCCTCTCCCTGTCCCTCTCCCTCTCCCTGTCCCTCTCTTAGCCGTAGCGGTTGCGTTTCAGGTGACGCCCCTGAAACGCGTACAGGTTCGTTACTGGAAACGCCTCGGTGAATGTTCAGTTCGGCGTCTTGCAACGCGGCTCGAAGCGTTTCCATCGGCGTGTTATGGGGGTATGTGAACCCGAGTTCACGCAACTGATCGCGCAGCCGCTTGTGCTCTTCGCGGTGCCGGCGAAGGCGCTCAGTTTCATTGCCTCGGCGCTCGCGATAGGCAACACGTTCGTCCCACGCCGCAAGGGCTTTTTCGGCGATGACAGGGTGATACAGGCGATCATCGCTACACAGTTGCCACCCGCGCAGCGCCATGTCCCTCACCTTCCGCCAACGCGCACCGGCTCCTGAAAGATGAGCGAGCACCCGATCATCGTTCGGAAGCGAAGCGGCCGGGACCTGCAGCCAGGCTTTGCACCACAGGGAGAGCGCTGCCTTGAACTCGTCGCCGCTGGTGAGCGCGAACAAGTCACTGTCGAGCAACCGGACAACGTCGAGCGGCATGAACGGAAGGCCGCGCAAGTCGACCTCCGCCGGCACCAGCGGAGCGGCTGGCACTGCATCACTCATATATCGAGCTCCTCGGTGACGCGCTTCACGAAGTCGTGATATCCCTCGGCCATGAGGAACCCTTGATCTTCAAGCGCACCGCGGCATGCCTTGGCGTGGCCGTAAAGAACCCAGCGCTCACGCTCGGGCAGGTCGCGGAATTGACGGTAGGACGGCCAGGGCCCAGCGATCACCGGGCGGCCGTTGGGGCCAGTGATGATCCGACCCGGTTTTGGTTGTGAGGTCATTCGCCGATCTCCTGCGAAGGGGTGCCGCGCATCTGGAAGCGCTCCCGGCCGGCGCCGAAGTCCGGGTGCGTGGCTCGGTGTTGGGTCACGAAGGTGCAGCCGCGCGCGAAGCGCTCGAATACCCTGCTGATCTCGGCCTTTGCCCAGACCGCGAAGGGCCGCGCGTTCAGTTCCTCGTGCTTGCTGCGCACCATGGCGAAGGGGCGCGGGCTGTGCGGCATTTCGCGCACCACCGCGTCGATCACCCTGGGCGGTAGGCCGTACTGCTTTCCGATCCGCTGACGGATAGCGGTGATGCTCTCCATACCGTTGAGGATCGAGTCGAGCAGCGGGTGCGAACGGTCCATGTCACCGACGGTTTCGGCCAGCGCTGCCACCTGCTGCTCGGTCCGCCGCTGTCGCCGCTCCAGATCGACGGTGAGTTGCACGCTGGCCAGCAATTGCTCGGCGGCGGTCAGTGGCCGGGAAGCCTGCTGTTCCAGTTCCTGCCAGCGGTCCACCAACCGGGCGGTGAACTCCGGGCAGAGTTGGGCGACGACGATGATGCTGTCGCGCTTGCCCTGGTCGTCGGTGAAGACGTACTCCTGAGTGGGGCGGCCAGCGGTGGGCTTTTCCTGCATTGCAGGTAAAGCAATCACCCCGCGCTCGGCCAGTCGCTCAATGGTCACGCGTACATTGTCGTGACGCGATCCAACAAGATCCGCGATCTCGCGGCTGGTCATGGTGGCGGCCTGGCCGCCGAAGCCGGTCAGATCAGACATGACCACCTCCCAGCGCGTCTTTAACCTCGCGCTCACGGGCTTTCCATTCGAGGTAGCTCTCGCGATCAGTCCTTTCGACATCCTCGCGGAGCCCGGGGACCAGCTCGAATAGAACCCTGTCGACCTGCTTGCGATGTGCGCTGATTTCGTCTGACTGTTGCGTGGTGCCATCGATGGCGCGCTCTGCCCACTCGGGCAGTTGCCTTTGTAGCCGCATTTCGTTGAGGATCGTCCAGAGGTGCGAGGTCAGGTCGCGCTCTGCCCGAATACCCTGGCGGAGCATGGTGATTGAAGCGCTCATTGCTTCCGCTCCTTCTGCCGGTTGATACGATCCGAGAGGACCTGCTCGAGCTCCACCAACTGAAAGATGCCCCCCCCGATCTCCTCCAGAAACCAGCCGAGACGCTCTGAGGTTTCCTGGCCTACTTCGCCTTCAGCGCCAACGTTCGCCAGCAGGTTCCCGACAGCGGCGACACCAAGCGCCATGTTCTGAGCAGCCTGCCGGGCTACTTCACGCTGCCCCCAAAGAGACATCGCCTGCTCTTCCGTGAGCACCTCAGAGAGGTCGCGGGAACACTGCTTACTGATCAGGTTTGCGAGGTTCATTGCTGGCCATCCTTGCGCAGGGCGTCGAGAGCGGCGTCGACCAATTCGCCAGCCAGGCGCGCGGAAACCTCCAAGGCGTACAGGTTTACGGGTTCCACCAAGGATTCGAGAATTTCGGAAAGGCTCGCGCTCAGTGCCGAGGCAGAGTTCAATGCCTCTTCAACCGTAGTGGCAGGATGGATCGCAGCGAACCCTACGGGCGGAAGCGGAGACACCCGTGCCTTCAGTACAGACTGCCCGTGCTTGAGCGCGCTCATGCCGCACCGCCTTCGTGTTGCGACACGTTTTCAGCATTTCCGGATTGGGTCGCGACACCGGCCCGGCACGCCCTGAGCAATGAGCTAGCCATACTCCCCAGCAGGGCGAGAGTATTGAGTTCCTGAGAGAGCAGCGGCTCGTCGGCATCGTCCATCGCCCGGGTCATCCTCAAAAGAATCAGGTGAACCGCCTCGCTGATGCCCTCGGCGGCGGCCAGAGCCGCGTCAACCGGCCGATCGGCAACAACGGAGAACAAGAACTCATCCCCGTTGAGAGGATCAAAGCAAACCTGGCTGTCAGTGGTAACGGCGCAGGGGACTTGCGCGCTTTGAGTTTTCTGTTGCATAGTTAATTCGTCCTTCGAAAGACAAATTGATATCCAGGCAGTCGCTGCAACGACTGCCGACTAAAGGCCTCGCGGAAGCGGGGCTTTTTGCTGTCTGGAGACAGGGAATCCCTATCCTCCACACATTCTGAAAAGCGCAGCCCAGATCAGGGCGGCTTTGAGGAAGGGGCGCGAGCGCGCGTATCAGACTTTTTCAAAGTGCAAGCTCCCGAATTTCGTTGAACGGCGCAGACAGCCTGCACCCGTTTAGAAGTATCCCAAGCGCCCATGTAAACGAAGGCCCTGAAGAGGCCCTTGCGATGAATACCCTGACCAGACTCCGCGCAGGAACTCTCATAGGAATAGTGGGTAGCCAGTGCCCCTTTTTCGGGCGAGTCACCCCGGATCTCTGTGCAGAGCTTCCACCAGTAGGAAACCCCTGGGCTTTTAACCGGGTTTAATGATTCGGCCCGTGGCGGTTTAGCATGCGAAACTGATCTGCTCGGCAGGCCTCGAGATAGCCCTCGGCCGGGCGCCGCAAACCGAATGCTCATGGCGCCACCTCGGCACTGGATGCCTGCACAGGTACGTTGGTACGCTGCAAAATAGTTCCGTTGGGATTATTATCGGAATCAAGGGCATCACTTTCCTGTCGGCGCGATGATGGGAAGGGGCGCTCCTCAACTGCGCGAATTGATCCATCGCCCTCTTGGATGACATAGATTGCGCGCCCCATACGGATCGCTTTACTGAGGGCCCCTTGCGTCATCCCAAGGCATTTCGCCGTCCAGGCGTGACGCTTGCGGGCAAATACAGATAGAGGAATGCGTTCCACAGGCTTGTCCAAGCTGGTCTTCTGCCTTGGATAGTGCCAGCGGGATTTTTTCAAATCAATCCTTGCGGGATTATTTTTTCGAGATCGCAAATGAAGAAGAAGCCGCTGCCTCCAGAGAAACAGGCGGAATGCGCCGCCCTGAAAGCCATCTACCAACAGAAGCGGCACGAACTGGGCCTCACCCAAGAAGGAATAGCCCGCCGGCTTGGCATAACGCAGGGGTCACTGAGTCACTACCTGAATGGTCGGAACGCCCTGAATGCCGAATTCGCCGTCAAGATAGCCGAGTTACTTCAGGTCGCAGTGGGGAGCTTCAGCCCAAGGCTGGAGGAAGAGATCACGCGAATGATAATGGCCCTCCCCGCCAAAGGCCGGCGCCAAGAGAGAGAGGCCAGTAACGTCACGCTCGCACTTCAGCCACATAGATCGCCTCTGAGGTACCCCGTAATCAGTTGGGTAGCTGCAGGAGAAAGGGCTGAGTCACCTGATCTCCACCCGCCGGGTGTAGCGGACGAATGGCTGCCATCCACCGAAAACGCGGGGGCAAATGGCTACTGGCTGATTATTCTTGGAGACTCAATGTCCTCCCCAACCCCGCCTAGCTTCCCGCCTGGGACGCCGATTCTCGTGCAGCCAGAAGGGTTCGACCTGATCAGCGGAAAATACTATGTGGCCAAGCACTCGGATGGCGAAACCACGTTCAAGCAGTACGTCTACGACGCAGGGGTCAAGTACTTGGTCCCGCTGAACAAGGCCTACAGGACACTGGAGATGGATGACGACTGGGAGATCATTGGTCGGGTGATAGATGCAAAAGTACCCGGCCTATAAAAAATAATCCCGCAAGGATTGACACGAAATAATCCCGCCAGCACTATTAGCTCCAAGAGTAGGCATTGGAGCTAACCCCCCATGGCAGCAATCACATTCGGAAACTGGAGTGGACGCACCGACTCAGAGCTTGCTGCTCGAGAGGTTCAATGCCTGCTTGCAGTAGCCGGTGGCTGCACCGACAAACAGGCCGCCCTTTCCCTCGGGGTATCACCTCGCACCGTGAAAGGCGCAATTGAGCGCGCAATGCACAAGCTCAACGCCTACCGCAGGCCGGCCCTAGTAGCTGAAGCCATGCGCCGCGGGCTTATCTCACCCGCCGTGATCGCCCTCGCCTTCCTCGTCGCCGGTCAGCCACTGCTCAACGATGACCACATGATGCGCAGCCGCCGGGGCGGCGAAAGGAAGATCGAAACTCGTCTGACTGCTCGCCGCGATGGCGTGGCCTGGGTGGCGTGATCATGGCCTGGGACAGAAACGACCCTCTCAACATCCTGGCGCTGCAGCTCGACGGTGAACTGCGCGCAGCGGCCGACTTCTGCCATGGCTACAACGGGCCGGCACAGCGCGCTTTCGCCCGGCACATCCAGGGCCTGGGCAAGACGCTCGACGAGCTTACCGTGGCAGACCTGAAGGCGGCGGCCGCATTTGCGGACGCAGAACTGAACGACCTGCAACAGAGAGGGCTGATCTGACGCGGCAGACCGAACGCGCCGAAGCAGCCAAGCAGTAACCAACCGATTTTCGCGAAAGCCAACAACCGCGGCAGGCCATCGGCTTGCCTGGAGGAAAGCATGGACAACAAACCTCTCATCAAGCCCAGGAAGCTCTTCCTGATCTGTATCGCCCTGCTGGCCTATGCCGGGCTGTCCGTCGCCTTGGTGGGCGGCATTGGGCCGGCCCTGGTCAGTAGTCGCGACGATGTTCTGGTCTTCGCGGGATTCGCCATCCCTGGCGTCTGGTTGATCGCCTCGGTCTGCCTCGGCATCCACCTCGCCAACACCCGCCGCGAAGAAGCGGCCACCACCAGCAAGGAGAAAGACCAATGAAGCGGATTCCCGCTGCTGCAATGCTGTGCCTGCTCGCCGTCCTGGCGGGCTGTTCGAAGGTGCCTGCCGGCAACGTCGGCGTGATCGTCAACCTTTACGGCTCCGAGAAGGGCGTGGAGACGCGCGAGGTCGGAACTGGTCGCTACTGGGTAGGCGTGAACGAGGAGCTCTACCTGTTCCCCACCTTCACGCAGACCGAAACCTGGGGCGGCAAGGAAGCGATCAGTTTCCAGACCGTCGAGGGGATGAAGGTTGGCGGCGCCGTCGGCATCACCTACTCAGTATCCCCCGACAAGGTGACGACGCTGTTCCAGAAATACCGGGCGGGTATCGACGAAATCACGAACAAGTTCCTGCGGAACATGGTGCGCGATGCCTTCAACGATGTTGCCTCGAAGCTTCCAGTCGAGAGCGTCTATGGCGCCGGTAAGGCGGACCTGCTGCTGGCCGTCGAGAAGCGCGTGCGCGACCAGGTGGCGCCCATCGGCATCAACATCGAGCGCATCTACTACGCATCCGACCTGGTCCTCCCGCCGCAGGTTACGCAGAGCCTGAACGCGAAGATCCAGGCCACCCAGATGGCCGAGCAGCGCCGTAACGAGGTCGCCCAAGCCAAGGCCGAAGCCGACAAGGAACGCGCTCGGGCCCAAGGGGAGGCGGACGCGAAGCTGACCCTGGCCACCGCCGATGCGAAGGCGATCGAGATCCGCGCCCAGGCGCTGCGCTCGAACCCCGACGTCGTGACCCTCAACGCCGTCGAGAAGTGGGACGGAAAGCTGCCCACCTACATGGCCAGCGGCTCCCCGCTTCCCTTCATCGGCATCAGCAAGTAGCCCCTCGCCCAGGCGCCAGCGATGGCGCCACTGGAGATCCCATGAAACGAGCAACCGTTGTAACCGAACTGCCGACCAGCACCAGCCGGGACATGGACAAGTTCGTTGTCCGTCTGCCGGACGGCCTGAGGGCCGAGGTCGAAGCCGAGGCCAAGCGAGACGAGCGCAGCATGAACTCCTTGATCGTCGTTGCCCTGCGCGAGTACCTGCATGGCCAGCGCCGAAAGCATGCGCTCCTCGATGCTCTGACCGCTGCCGCCGGAGATCGCTGATCATGAAGCAAGCACTCATCGGCACCGCGATCAGCCTGCTGCTCAGCGCGTGCCTGTACTTCAGTCAGGGGTCGATCCACCGGTTCGCCTTCTATGTCGCGGCGGCCACGAACGTTCTCTGCTGGCTGCTGATATTCGCCGGCGGGATCAAGGGGCAAGGAGCGGCGAACCTACTCGCCCGCCCTTGGCTCTCCATCCCAACCGGCGCTCTGCACGTGGCGGCCCTGGCCCTCACAGATCACCCCGCACTCGCGGCCTCAAGTCTGCTGGTGCAAATGGCTTGCTACGCCCTCGCCTACCAGGCGGTGCGCAGCGCCGAGCAAGGGGGTGATCTATGACCCATGCCCTGTTTAAACAGATCGATCTGACCGCCAAGCTCGGCCAGGACGGCAGCTCTCTCCAAGCCCTGAACGCGCTGCGCGTCATCCGGGAAACGGTAGCGAAGCACCTGGTCGGTGCCGAGGCTGCAGAAGAGCATCCGCTCGAGCGCGCCGTCCTGGCGCTCCGCACCATCGCCGAGTATCCCTGTCCCGAGCAAGACGACCTGCCGGCGGCGAACATGCGACAGATCGCACTGGCCGCGCTGGACGGCGCTGGAGCGAGTTCCGAACCGGGCAATCCTGGCGGCGAACCTGTTTCCGGACCGGGTAATGCCGGCGAGCGCCCCCACCCCGCGCCGGGATTGGCCCACGAGCACGCCGAACTACGCCGAATTGCTGTCGCGCTCAAGAACCCGCTGCTCAGCGGAGAGGAGGCCTCGAATCTGATGGTGCGTTACGAGGCATTGACCATGCCTGACCACATCATCGCGCTGATCGACGGACAGGCTCAGGCTACCGTTCCGAGGGGGTGGAAGCTGGTACCGCTTGAGCCGACCCCGGAAATGCTGGACGCGCGCCGCGACAGCGAGGACGGAATGGACGGCTATCTCGTTGAGGATACTGAGTACTACTTCCCGGATCGGGGTGCGGTTCGCGACTTCCTGGCATGTGTCTATCGCGGACTCCTTGCCGCAGCTCCAGCGCCTGGAGGTGAGCGATGACCATGCGCAAGGCTCTGACCGCTATCGCACTCGTCGCGCTGCTTGGCCTGGCCACTGTTGCCGCCGGCGCCGCACTCCAGCCGTTCAAGACCCTGTTCATCTGGGAGGTATGCCAGTGATGAGAGGCTCCGATATTCCACCACCACCAGGGTATCGCCCTACCCCGCTCGCCACCCTCGGCCAGCAGTTGGTCCGCCTGGGCCAGGCGATGCAGAACCCCAACACCAAGCTCGGCGAGTTGACCGAACTGGTCCAGGCCTGCGGCGTCGACCTGCGGATCTGCGACACGAACAAGGAGAACCGGTCATGAAGGGCGCAACGTTGCACAGGCTGATCGATATCTACGCCGACAGTCGCCGTAACCTGCGCGTCCGTTTGGCGGCCCTCCGGATGTTCGTCCGCGCGGTGTGCGCCGATCGCAACACCAGCTTCGCCGAGTATCGCCAGGTGTGTCGGAGGCTCCTCAAGGGCATGCCGTTCACAGAGCAGGCGCTTGAGCGCGAGCGAGCGGCATATCTGGATCGCACCAGAGCTGCGAGACAAGCCATGGAGGAGAGCGGCGCCTGGCTTATTGGAAACTCAGCCATGATCGAGCAGGCCCTGTCGTTCGACGATCTGTGCGACCTCCTGGTGGTGAACCATGCCCACCGTGCCGAGGCTGCCGAGGTCTGCGCGGGCGACGCCGGAGTCGTTGGCGGCCTGCTCTGGATTGGCGGGGAGTTCGAGGACAGCGCGGACCACAAGAGTGGTCGCTCCAACCGAGGGAACACGGGGCCACTTACCGCAGCGGTCCAGAACCTGTTCCAGAAGTTCTTGCTTGAAAATCCGTCGGCCATCCCTGACCCGTTCGCCCCGGGCGGCCCTTTCTACGGAGTTCCGCGTCAGGAAATGGCGCCGAACGGAACTGTGCAGATTCGGCGGCCGGCACTCACCGTCCACAGTCAAGACGGACCAATCCGCACGGTTGAGCGAAAGCCGGAGGCGTATTCGGTAGTGGCGAAAGATGGTGGGGGTCGCCATGGCTAGAACCCTGCTTCGCGTGATGAAGGGAGAGTTCGCGTTCTACCTGACCGAAGGGTCGAAGGGAGGCAAGAAAGGTGGGGCGCGCTGGGCCTTATACCGAACCAGCGGGTACGGGAAGATCAAGGACGGATTCGTCTTCGTCAACAGCGGTGACCGCGCCAGGCTGCTGGCAATGACGAACGACGGTGAACGGATGGATGCCTGCCAGGCACTGTTCGACAGCAAGAAACGCCGGGCCTACGTTCGGCGCAGCGATATCCGCGGCCCATCCGGCCGCTGGGAGGGGCTTGCATTCAAGCCTAGGCCTCAGGAATGCGCTACCTGACTGTTAAAAAATTCGCCAGCGAGTCTGGCTACACCGAAGACGCCGTGCGCTCGAAGATCCGCGATGGAATCTGGCGCCTCGGCGAGATATGGAAAAAAGCACCGGATGGCCGGACGCTTATTGATGTAGAGGGGTACGAAGCATGGGTAGAGATGGGCGGGGAGTCAGGGCGGTCTCTGATTCGAGTATCGAAATCACGTTCATGTATCGCGGCGTCAGGTGTCGGGAGCGCATCTCGCTCAAGCCCACCGCCACTAATCTGAAGCGAGCGGAGCAGCACAAGGCGGCCGTCGAACATGCGATCGCCGCCGGTACCTTCGACTACTCGGTGACATTTCCTGGATCTCCGCGCGCCGCCAAGTTTGCGCCTGAGGCGTCACGCGAGACGGTTGCGGGATTCCTTGGCCGATGGCTTGAGTCGAAGCGCAAGCACGTCTCCAGCAGCACCTTCGAGGGCTACAGGAAGATTGTAGAGCTTCGTCTGGTGCCGGCCCTTGGGCCCGTCATGGTGGTCGACCTGAAGCGGAAGGCCGTCAAGGATTGGCTGGACACCCTGAAGGTGAGCAACAAGACGCTCAGCAATATCCAGAGCTGCCTACGCTCGGCCCTCAGTGATGCGATGGAAGAGGAACTGATCGACAGCAACCCCCTCGCCGGCTGGACATACGCAAGGAAGGGAGAGGTCAAGGACGACGACGTGGACCCATTCTCGCCGGAAGAGCAGCAGGCGATTCTGAGTGCCCTCGATGGTCAAGGGCGGAACCTAGTACAGTTCGCATTCTGGACGGGGATGCGTACCAGCGAACTCGTCGGCCTCGAGTGGGGCGATATTGACTGGCTCCGCGGCGAGGCGCATGTCACTCGCGCCATGACCCAAGCAGCCAAGGGAAAAGCGGAGGTGACGAAGACCACTTCCGGCCGGCGCAGCATCAAGCTGCTCGGACCCGCGATGGAAGCCCTGAAAGCGCAGAAGGCATTCACCTACCTGGCCAACCAGGAAGTCTTCCAGAACCCGAGGACGGCCGATCGATGGGCCGGCGACGGACCGATTCGGAAAACACTCTGGGCTTACGCGCTGAAGAAGGCCGGCGTGCGCTACCGTCGTCCGTACCAGACCCGGCACACCTACGCATCCATGATGCTGTCCGCCGGGGAGCATCCGATGTGGGTAGCCACTCAGATGGGGCATAGCGATTGGACGATGATCGCAAGGATCTATGGTCGATGGATGCCTAGTTTGGACTCTGCAGCCGGAACCCGTGCTGAAAGGCTTTGGAACGATGAAATCAAGACGGGCGGCGGCTCCGGAACCGCCCAGGATTAGACTTCTAGCACGATGACGTGAGCTCATCAGAGCCACAGCGTGAACCGCTAATCGTCTGACAGGTACAACGACAGCTACCGGGACAGCCATCAAAACGATATCATTGCTCTAAGCCCTGCAGAGCCAGGACGAAGCAAACTGAAAAAGTCATTTAAAATCAGTTAGATGGGATAATTTCAGGGGGAAATAGGGTTGAACAAGCTTGCCGGGCGGACCTAAGCATTTCTGCCGAACGGGAACCTTCCCCCCTCTTCATCGTCTAGCATTTGTACCCACTATGGTTAATACTGCACCGCGTAAGCCACCACAGAGCCATCATCCTACGGACCAGGAAAGAAAAATCCATGACGGACCATGCCATGACCTGAAGACAGTGCAAAACCTGGTACACAGTGAGAGACACAAAGCAATTCGCGTCGTCACAGAGAATGCGAGCTCTGAAATGATCGACTACTGCATGGACGAAGAGGATTTGGCCGGATTAGTGCTGGAGCTGCGATCCAAGCATTACCATGATTCGGAATGGTGCAAAGCATCGCCTAAAAGTCCCTGGTTTGAAGCTGACGCCTACAGGATCACCAAAGCTGAGAGACTACCCATGGAAAGGGATCTAGCCCAGTTGAAATATTATATTAAATTCAGTGTTAACAAGCTTGGAAATATCTTGCTCTTTTTTTCGGTCCATAGAGATTACGTATGAAAAACTTAGAGACCTGTCCAGTTTGCTGCTCCGGCGTGCTGCGACCTTACACGTTCTCAAAAGAGATTTCATATAAAAACGTAACTTGCAGCGTGGAAGTTTTCCAGTCGTCAAGATGCGAAACTTGCGAATCAGAAGTTGCACTGCACGCACAAAGCAAACACAACAAATTGATTAGCATTAACTTTCAGCGCGCTGTCGATGGACTACTCACGACTACTGAGATTATCAGAATAAGAAAAAAGCTTGGACTTTCACAGCGGGCGGCATCGCAGTTGATAGGCGGTGGTGGAAACGCTTTCGCTAAATATGAAAGCGGAGCCACTAAACAGTCCGTTGGGATTGACAACATGCTGAAAGTTCTAGATCAGCATCCAAAAATAATTAAGACATTAATCGAAGCGGATCAGCAGCGGAAAGCTCTCACAAGTGCTCAAGTAAAAATTTGCATTCCTAGTCCACGAGAGAAGGCCGAAAGCGGAATCCTCACTTTCGTCAAGGATTGCTTTGGCTTCTCAAGCCCCACGTTTGATACTGCCGTATCGGATTCAAATTCGACTAATACGATAACATTTGCAAATAGAACCTCGATTTCCGCAAGTTGGTCGCTATGAAAAAAAAACCTGCTAATTATTTGCTTATAATTTGTGAAGATGTCCGTAGCGAGGTAGATGACAAGTTCTCTCTTATTGGCGTCACTGCACACCCATTAAAATTAAAAAAAACCCAAGGGAAGTCCTATGCCACTCACTCCATCGCGGTATATGGCGAACTCCCAAATGTGAAGGCACCGGAACAGCTTGAAATTCTCGTCGAATCCCCATCCGGAAAAACGGTTGCCGAGGGGATCGCGCCAGTTCCAGAGAAATCCGCCGACACAGTCGTAGTAGCTGGGAAGTTTCTTGGGGTGCGCTTTGAGGAGTCAGGCAAGCACTCATTGACGCTAAGCCTGGATGGTCAGAAGTACTCCAAAGAATTCGATATTGAAATCATAGAATAATAGAATAAGTGGTTGATCTTCAGCTGTCCTGCAAGTCTTCCGCTACGGAAAGCTAAATGACAGCTTAATGCCAACTTTAGGTCTACAGCCCGCGTATCAAGAGCCTTAGCCGGGGATTCAAATCCCCCCGGCTCCACCAAATTCAAACGATAAGCCCCTGATTTTCCTAGTGAATTTCAGGGGCTTTTTCGTTTCTGCCGTTAGGTGTCGAAGAGGTGTCGAAATCACCCACGGGCTTATGGGCTCACGACTCCAGCCGAGGAACCTGGCTGACTAGACTGCGAATTTTTTGCTTGGAATGCCTGGTACGCACGAATATCAAAGAGATTCACAGTCTTAATCTCACTAACCGGAAACACGACCTCAAACAGCTCTGGATTTAAATGACTTAAAGTCTGGTCCTTATTAAACCTCTGATATACATCAGTATACCAAGTTGTAAAGATTAACTTCATATTGCCAGGAGATCTATATCCACTTACAAAAGGCAAAATCCTAAGCATATCCTTTTTATCACCTGGATCTATCGCCCCAGTGACATAGCCTACGTAAACCTTTCCATGCCCCAAAGTTACACATACAGGCATGCCGAACTCCAATGCGCGCATCAGGATCAAATCCAGATCAGAGTTCAGAAGATGAATAGCTCTTCTAAGCGCAGCACGATTGGAGTACTCATATATAGCAGGAAGAAAGCTAACACTCCTGCGCTTAAACAGCCTCACGCCCAACCGAAATATTTCTTTAAAAGAAATAGCCTTAAAAGCCTGAGCCCAATTTAACAGGTACCCACCCAGCAGCCCTAGCATCAAGGTTACGCCGAGCACCGTCACCCAAAAGGCGCCATCAATCTTGCCATCCTTGATCTCAAGGACAGCCTGACCTTCCCAGCTTCGAAAGAATGAGAAGCCGTTTTCAAAGTCAGAGGTAAATCTAAATGTAAGAGCTAAAGCGAGAAGAAATATCCAAAGCCCCCAAAAGGCTGCTCGAAAATATAGCTTCTGGGAATCCTCTCGCTTTATTAAATAGCGAGTCTCATGCCAAGTACTCACAAACAAATAGCCTGCAAGCAATGGTATAAAGGCTAATGCCGCCTTGAGCATATCCCCCATCCATAGGACAAATTAGAATATTATAGCCCATCAACAACCAAAGAGCCGTTTTCTTTTTCCTTTTCTTTTACCTTAAGCTCCTGCCGCAACGACTCAAAAGCAGTTAGCTGATTAATCACTGCTGTAGAGCGCAAAACTTCCTTAGGCTGAGCGTACATGACCCCATCCCCTGCGACATAGAATGGAGGAAGCTTTGCAGCATCCATTTCCGCATGACGATAGTAGGCTTTCAGCCTATCTATGAGGGTTCTATTCTTACGGCGTACGTTCATACAACTCTCCTAAGCGCAGTGGCCATTCGATGGCCGTTGCACATCCTTGTAAGCCCGGTCCAGAGGAAGCGCTTTAGCCCATTCCCCTGCGTTCGCCCCAAATTTCGGAGCACTAGACCAATGACTAACGGGCTGCGAAGCGTAAAGCGCCTGTGAGGCTCCTACAAGTACCTCACATCACCCGGTACTACCTTTATAGACGCTTACTGGACAGATTCACACCACCAAATTGTCACGCCAGGTAGCGAGAGGGCCAAACCGCAAGGCATCCTTCAGATGCTCCGGTGAAAGGTGAGCGTAGCGCATCGTCATGGCTGGCGTCGAATGCCCCAGGACCTTCTGAAGCGTGAGGATGTTCCCGCCATTCATCATGAAGTGGCTGGCGAAGGTGTGCCGGAGAGCGTGGCTAGCCTGGCCTTGAGGTAATTGAATCGTGGTGCGCTCCAGGGCGCGGCGGAAGGATGTGATGCAGGACGTGAACGGACCATGCATCCGCCAGTGCGCCCTCACCCGGTCAGCCAGCTCTGCTGGAATCGGTACGTGGCGAACCTTCCCTGACTTGGTTCCCGCATAGGTCACGACGTTGCCCTGGAGTCGTTGCGCGGGGAGCTTTTCCGCCTCGGACCATCTAGCCCCCGTAGCCAGGCAGAGCAGTGTCACCAGCTCCGTATGCGGGTTGTCGCAACGGCTGCGGATTGATTCGAGAAGTTCGCCGATCTGCTCGGTCATCAGCCACGACAGTTCACGCTCTTGCAGCTTGAGCAGCTTCACCCCGGCCAGCGGGTTGTCGTAGTCGATCTGGCCAGGTCCTTCAGCTCATTGAACACCGCGCGGATATATCCCAGTTCGTTGTTCAGGGTCTTCCCGGATATCCCCTCCTCCAGCCGCTTCCGCCGCAAGCTCGCGTAAGAGGATGCATCCAGGGCCGTCGCTACCGGGTCACCCTATCGGGCAGCCAATTGCAGCAGCTTGAAGAGTCGTCGAGGCGCGTCGCGCAGTGAATGGCCGTGCAGGTCGTACCAGACTTGCACCAGCTCGGAGAGCCTTCGGCGATCCTTGGGTTTGATGCTCCACGCCAGGTTCTCTGTGCACTTCTGCCGCACCGTGGCTTCGAAGCGCTGGGCCTCGCCCTTGGTCTTGAACCGCTTGCGGAAGCGCTTGTCCTTGATCGGTTCGACGTCAACGAACCAGAGGCCGTCCGGGAGCTTGGTGATGCTCATCAGACGGCATAGCCTCGCCTGAGGTAGCGGTCGGAAATCAGGTGCTTGATGTACTGCTCCAGCTCGCGGCGAGTCCAACCCTTGGCCAGATAGTGGTCTTCGATGACGTGCCAGAACTCCAGTCGGTGGGCGGACTCAATCGCCTTTTTTGCGGGGATGCGCTCCCGTGCGATCAGGCAGATGAACTGGCCCAGGAACATCTCGCAGTTCTTGCCGGAGAATCCCATGGTCGTCTTGTGGTAGCGGCGGTATTCGACGCGTTCGATCAGCGGGTCGGCTTCGACCTGGACCTTCACGTCCTGTATGATCAGCGACCAGAACGGGTCATACACGGCATAACGGACGAGAAGCTTGTAAGCCTCGCAGGCGTAGCCGAACAGGCCTTGCAGGTGCGCTTCGGGGGACTGACCAAGAACACCGCGCAACTGGCGACGCTGTTCGCCCTGTCGAACCTATGGATGGCCCGTCGGCACTTGCTGGCCGGCGCAGGAGAGGTACGCCTGTAAAACACAGAAGCCAGGGCAAAAGCCTGGCTTCGGGTGAATCAGCCCCCGAAGGCTGGGCTGAAAAAGGAGTCAGGTCGCCAATCGGTTGCGTGTGACTGACTTGTTCGGAGCTTCCTTAGGCGCCCGCCTCTTCGATATCCGCGAAGTTGCTGATTTTCACCGCACCATCCGGGAAGCGTGCAATCACTTCCAGCTGGCCGCCCATGGCTTCGATGTGGCTGCGCAAGGTGGAGATGTACATATCCGTACGCCGCTCCATCTTGGCAATTGCCGGCTGCTGCACCTGCAGCACTTCAGACAGCATCTTCTGCGACAAGCCTCTAGACTGGCGCAACTCATTCAGGGGCATTTCAGCCAACAGTTCCTGGGCCTTGGCCTCGACGCGGGCCTGTGCCTCAGGCGACATTTGCGCCCGAAGGTCGGAGAATTTCTTAGCCAT